AAAAACAAAAGGCGGAATCTTACTTGGAGGTGAAACTATAGACAGACAACAAGTTGCATCACAATGTGGAAGTGTACTTGCAATGGGAGACGCTTGTTATTTAGATAAAGACAGATATCCAAATGGTCCATGGTGCAAGGTTGGTGATTGGATAGTCTTCGCACGTTATGCCGGATCAAGAATAGAAATTGATGGTGGTGAAGTACGTCTTCTAAATGAAGATGAAGTTTTAGCAACCGTAGAAGATCCAACGGATATTCTACATAAATATTAACATAGGAAGGACACTATGCCAGAAGCAAATAAAATAAAAAAAGATGAGATGATGGTAGACATAGATACTTCAGGTCCAGAGACCGAAGTTAGTTTACCGGATGATAATGTAAACGAAGTACAAACGGAAAAGGAAACAAATGAAACAAATGAAACAATTATTCAAGAGCCTGTTAAAACTGAAGACGCACCTAAGGAACCTAGTGAGCAGCCGGATGTTCAAACAAGCGAACAAAAAGAAGACGAAAAATTAGAAGACTATAGTAAAGGTGTACAATCTCGTATTGCGAAATTAACTCGTAAAATGAGAGAAGCAGAAAGAAGAGAACATGCTGCTACTGAATACGCTAAGTCTGTAGAAGAAAAAAGAAAATTTGCAGAATCTAAGTATGAGCAAATTAATAATGATTACGTAAAACAATTTGATAGTAGAGTTACTACTGGAATGGATTCAGCGCAAAAAGAATTAGCGACTGCAATTGAAACCGGTGATGCAGCAGCACAGGTAGAAGCAAATAAAAAAATTGCTACACTATCTATTGATGCAGCTAGATTAAATGTTTTAAAAGATACAACAAAAGTTGTTGAACAACCCAAAGCAGATCTGTCTCAAGATGCTAATTATCAGAGGCAAACACCTCAAGCTTTACCTACACCAGACCCACAAGCAGAGGCTTGGGCAGGTAAAAACAGTTGGTTTGGTCAAGATAGAGCAATGACGTTCACTGCTTTTGAAATACACAAAGAATTGGTAGATGGTGAGGGTTATGACCCTAAATCAGCTGAATACTATGCGGAGATAGACAAGAGAATAAAAGTTGACTTTCCACATAAATTTGGTAATACTGAAACAAATACGTCTAGGCCTGTTCAGTCAGTTGCTTCTGCGAATAGAAGCGTAAAACCAGGACGCAAAACTGTGAGACTCACATCATCACAGGTCGCGATAGCGAAAAAATTAGGTGTGCCACTCGAAGAGTATGCAAAACAAATAAAACTCACGGAAGGAGCATAAGCATATGACAAAAGAAAACGAAACAATAAAAGTAACTTCTCGTGCGAGTTCAGACAGGTCTAAAACTGAAAGACCGAAAACATGGACTCCTCCATCTTCTCTAGATGCACCAACTGCGCCGGATGGATTCCGACATAGGTGGATACGGGCAGAGAGTTTAGGATTTCAAGATTCTAAAAATATCTCTGGAAGAATTAGATCTGGATATGAATTGGTTAGAGCCGATGAATATAAAGATACTGATTATCCTGTAGTCACTGATGGTAAATACGCAGGAGTGATTGGGGTAGGTGGCCTTGTACTCGCAAGGGTACCTGAAGAGATCGCGAAGTCGAGAACTGAATATTTTAAGCGTCAAGCTGAAGGTCAGGACGAAGCTGTAGCAAACGATTTACTGAGGGAAGAGCACAAGAGTATGCCGATCAATGTTGATAGGCAATCTCGCACAACCTTCGGTGGTACTAAGAAATAAAATTCTAACGCCAGCGAATAAATTAAACCGTACTGGAGGCCCTTAGGGGCAGGTACATAAGGAGATAAAACATATGGCTAATAGACAAACAGCAGGATATGGTTTTAGATCGTCTGGGACGTTAGGTAATACACCTGCAACTCAAGGTCTTTCTAGATACTTTATCGATGCCGCTTTGAACGCAGATCATTTCTACGGGCAAGCAGTGGCAGTAACAGCTGGTTACATTGTTACAGCAGAGGACGCAGCAACAGCGGAATCAGTTGGAGTAATGTATGGTATCTTTTATGAGGATGCGTCGACGTTGAAACCAACGTTCAACAATCATTATAACGGTGCTATTACACCAGCAACAGCAAAAGACGGTGGTGATATCGTAGCTTTTGTTAATGACTACCCTTTCCAAATTTATCATGTAGCAACAGATGCAGCAGTAGCTTCGACTATTGTTGGTGCTCATGCATTATATTTGGATACGTTTAGTGGAGCCGCTAATACTGGCGGAAGCACTACAACAGGTGTGTCATCTAACACGTTAGATATCGGCGCAACACACGCAACAAACAACACTTGGAGACTATTAAGAGGAGTTGAAGACCCTGAAAACGGGGACTTAACGGCAGCATTTTGTAATGTTGAAGTTGTTCAAAACTTGAACCAATTCATTGATAGTTCTGGGTCATAATAGAGAATAGGAGATAAATAATGGCAATATCAAGAACACAACTCGTAAAAGAGTTAGAGCCAGGATTGAACGCCCTGTTCGGCCTGGAATACAAAAGGTATGATAATCAGCACGCTGAAATCTATACCAACGAATCATCTGACAGAGCTTTTGAAGAAGAAGTAATGTTATCTGGTTTCGGAAACGCAAGTGTAAAAAGTGAAGGATCTGGTGTAGCATTTGATGATGCACAAGAGTCTTTCTCTGCAAGGTACACGCATGAAACAGTTGCTTTAGCATTCGCTATAACTGAAGAAGCTATCGAAGATAATCTCTACGATAAAATTTCTTCTAGATATACAAAAGCTTTAGCAAGATCTATGTCTAATGCTAAACAAGTGAAAGCAGCAGCACCTTTGAACAACGGTCTACCAACAGTAGATGGTTTTGATTCAGGGGATGGTGTTTCTTTATTTAACACTGCTCACACAACTGTAAGCGGAACTAGTGTTAAAAACACACTTACTACACAAGCAGACTTAAACGAAACTTCGTTAGAACAAGCAATGATTGATATCTCTGCTATGACTGACGAAAGAGGTTTAAGAATTGCAGCTAAAGCAGTCAAAATGATTGTTCCATCTGCAAACCAATTCGCAGCTGAAAGACTTATGAAGTCTCAAGGTAGAGTTGGAACTGCTGATAATGATATAAATGCATTATCATCTATGGGAATGATTCCTCAAGGTTACAGAGTGAATAACTACCTAACTGATACTGATTCATTTTACATTATCACTGATGTACCAAATGGTATGAAAATGTTCACTAGAGCACCATTGACAACTGCAATGGAAGGTGACTTTGATACTGGTAACGTTAGATACAAAGCTAGAGAAAGATACTCGTTTGGAGTTTCTGACTTTAGAGGTATCTTCGGCGTTGAAGGTGCGTAATTAATAAAACTTTTTGTGGCCGGACATGTTTCGGCCACATTTTAATAAGAAAGTAATAATATGAAAAAATTCCTAATAACTATATGGGCTTACAATCATCATGCAAAATTTGAAGTTTTGTCTGAAGATAATCCTGTTTCACTTGAAAAATCAATCCTTGACAAGTTGGGAGAAAAGAGTATAAATTGGGAATCTCTCGGAGATAGTTACCATTCGGGATTAAATCGAATAACTTTTGAGGAGGTTGTTTATGATACAAGACCTATACAAAGCAAAAAGGTCCTTGGAGTTGAAGTGGGAACAAGAGCATATTAATGAAGATAGATATACTCTTAACATGGTTAGACTTGATGATAAAATCAGGCAAGTCATTACTGAGATTAAGCTTGAAGAAGCTGAAATCGCTCACAGGCAAAATAACGTTGAAGGCGCTGCTCCACAAGTTTCTGTAGCTACTTAAGACACAAAGCTACATCGCTGAAATCGCACTTTTATTACGGGCTCTCTTGCACTCTATTAAAAAATAACATATAAATTACACACTATATATAAATAAACTTTAAATGTAGACGCGTATAGTCGACATCCCCTAGGGACTACATTTATATATTCTAGGAGGAATATTAATATGGCTAACACAACTTTTAATGGTCCGGTTAGAGCAGAACAGGGATTTAAACAAATCACTAAAAATGCAACAACTGGTGCTATTACAGACAACACAACAATCGACTCAAGCGGAAACATTTCAGGCGGTGGAACACTATCATCAGTAAGCACAACTAATCTAGCTACTACTACAGCTTCAAATATGGCAGTAGGAACTGGTATATCAGCAGTAGCAGCAGCAGTTAACTTTCATTCAGTTATTAGAATAGGTGACATTATTGAAACAACAATTTTAATTGATGTAACAGGTTTAAAATCTACTGATGACACTGATATTATTGGTAAAGCAGATACTGCTAACTCACATATTGGTCAAATTACAGCAGCTGTAAATGGAACTATTATTGCGGGATCTATGACTTGTTTGGAAACACCTACTACTGGTGAACCAGATATTGATCTATATGGTGCAGCTGAAGCTACAGGAGCAGAAGATGCTGTTGTAACAGGACTAACAGAAACAAAACTATTAGATACAGGTGCTGACTGGACTGGTATTTTGGGTGCAAGAGGATTGCAAACTATACCTCCGGCTAACAGTTATCTATACTTAGTAACTTCTGGTGGTGCGGACACTGGCGTTTATGCAAGTGGTAAATTTTTAATTAAATTTTACGGTACACCAGCATAATAAATAATTAACTCTTTAGGTGGAGTGTAATGACTCCACCTCTAGATAAAGGAGATAAAAAATGGCAGACGTAGTATTAAATCAAACAGCTGGAACAGCGTTGTTTCAAGGCGAAAAAAAACTAATAACACACTATAATAATGTTTCAGATAACGCAGGCGGAAGCACAAAAATTGTTGATGTTTCTGCATTAACTACAAATAGAAACGCAGCAACACCTGCTACCGTATCTTTAAATAAAATATGGTACAGTATTTCTGTAACAGCTAAAGTAGATTCACTTAGATTATTGTGGGATGCAGATACAGACGCAACTTTTCTAACATTAGAAGGTAGTGGATTTTTAGATTTTAGTTCTATTGGTGGTATAAAAAATAACGAAGCAACTAATTTTACTGGCGATGTTCTAGCAGTTTTACCAGCTTGTACAGCGGGAGATACTGCTACAATTACTTGCGAGTGGATTAAAAATTATTAAGGAGTAACTTATGGCCAACACAACGTCAGGCACAGTTACTTTTGATAAGACATTTTCTGTAGACGAGATTATAGAAGAGGCTTACGAAAGAATTGGGCTACAATCTGTTTCTGGTTATCAATTAAAAACAGCAAGAAGATCTTTAAACATTCTTTTTCAAGAATGGGGTAATAGAGGTATTCACTATTGGGAAGTCAGTGAGACAGATATTGATCTTATTGAAGGTCAATCTGAGTATATATTTTTTAGATCAACAGGTGATGGTACAAGTGCAGTAACTATTCCTGCTAATACTTATGGTGTAGCAGATGTTCTTGAAGCAACTATAAGAACTAATAGGACTGCTGTTAACCAATCAGATTCTGGATTAACTAAAATAGCAAGATCAGCTTATTCTGCTTTAGGAAATAAACTTTCTAAAGGAACACCTTCACAATATTTTGTTCAAAGGTTCGTGGACAAAACTACATTTACAATTTATCCAACACCCGATTCAACAAATGCAGCTAAAGCTATAAATTTTTTTTATATAAAAAGAATAGAAGATGTTGATTCTACTTACACAGATGCAACAGATGTGCCTTATAGATTTGTACCTTGTATGGCATCAGGTTTAGCTTTTTACTTAGCACAAAAATTTGCACCACAATCAGTTCAACAAATGAAATTACTTTATGAAGATGAATTAGCAAGAGCATTAGCAGAAGATGGTTCTTCAGCTAGTTCATTTATAACTCCTAAAACTTATTACCCGAATATATAATTATGACATACGCATCAGGAAAACACTCAAAAGCAATATCAGATAGATCAGGAATGGAGTTTCCCTACAATGAAATGGTAAAAGAATGGAATGGTTCTTTAGTTCATATTTCAGAATTTGAATCAAAACATCCTCAAATTGATCCAAAAGCTCACAAAGCTGATGCACAAGCATTATTAAATATAAGAGGGGATAGAACAGAAAATGCTGTAGCGCAATTATTACCAGAAAATCCATTCACAACTTATGCAGCTTCGTCAGGTGTAATAAATGTTTTTTCACCTGAACACGGTTTAACAAATGGAACAACATATAGATTTAGAGGAACACCCTCAATTGCTGGAACATATACAAATCCAGGATCGTTTGATGGGATAGCAGGATCGAACATTGCAAAAGCTGCCGGTTATGCTATTACTACAGGAAAGTTTGTTAGTGGTGCAAGAGTTACAACAAACGTAACAGATAATTTTTTTTTTACTGTTGACACAAGCACAGCAACAGTAGGACAACAAAAAGGAGGAGGGTATCCAGTCTCAGTCGGACCGGTAACTCTAACAGCATAATGGCAAAAAGATATGAAACATCAATGGGGACTTTTAAAAATAGTAAAACAGAACTACAAGGTCTTTCTAGAAAAAAATTAATTCAATTATTAGAAGAAGAACCAGCTTTAACTGCTATTCGAGAAATATTAGATATGGATGGTTTTGAAAAAGGAGGAATGGTTGGCATGGTTGACAAAGCTATGGGACCAGGGGGTAAAAAATAATGGCAGGAATTAGTTATTCAGATCTTAGAACACAAATTAGAAACTACACAGAAGTTTCTAGCACCGTATTAACAGATGCTATTATAGAAAATATAGTATTAAATGCGGAATACAAACTTATGAGAGATGTTCCAATAGATGCTCATAGAAAAATTACACAAGACAATT